CTCGGACTTACAAGTCCCATACCATGACAGGGTTGCAACCCGTAACCTTGCTAGTTTTATCAAGAAGTTTAAGCCTGATCAAGTTGTCACCATAGGTGATGAGATTGACCTTCCACAAATAAGCAAGTGGGAAGAAGGTCGAATGGGCAGTTATGCCCAGACCCTAGATGATGACCGCAATGAAGCTGTGGATCTTCTCTGGGAGTTAGGCGTTACCGATTGCATCCGTAGCAATCACACAGATCGCCTGTATAACATCATCATGGCTAAAGTGCCAGCATTCGGGGCATTGCCAGAGCTGCGGTTTGAGAAGTTTATGAAGTTCGATGAGCTAGGCATAACCTTTCATAAGAACCCAATGCCTATTGCACCTAACTGGATTGCAGTACATGGAGATCACACACCAATCAAGCCACAGGGGGGCTTATCAGCCCTAGAGGCGGCTCGTAGGCATGGAAAGAATGTCATCTCAGGTCATACCCACAGAGCAGGCAGATCAGCCTTCTCAGAGGCTTCTGGGGGGCGTATAGGGCGTGTCCTACATGGTGTCGAGGTAGGCAATCTCATGGACTTTAAGCAAGCTGCATACACCAAGGGTGTAGCTAACTGGCAGCAAGCATTTGCCATCATCTATGTGAACAAGGCTAAGGTTCAGGTGGATCTCATCAACATTGAGAAAGATGGAACATTCATCGTGGCTGGAAAGTCTTACGGAAGACCTAGATAATCGTTATCATTTCGTTATCAGAATGTGCTTGATTAGTCGGACTGTGTCACTTCTTGATGCCCATAGACGGATCATTAGGTGAAAGATAACGGAGTACAGGTGGAAGGATTGAAGCAATACCGGCAGCAATAAGTGCATGAGGATCTGTAACCCCTGCTGCATACATTGAGATTGCTGCTACTAGGAAGGCTCTAGCCCATGAGCCTGCTGCTGTCTTTAGTTCATTCATTATTCTCCGCCTAACATAGATACTTGAAAAAAAGCACCATCATTGTCAGCTTCTTTCTTAAAGCTAACATGGCAGTGCTTAGAGTGTTTGTTAGCCCCTGTGTACTTGCGCCACTTCCAGTTAAGGATGCTGGAGCAGATTCGTCCATCGAAAATGATGTAACTAATACGCTTGTCTGCTTTTGACTTGGATAAGAGACGAAGCTGATCGACAAGATCTCCCATGATGTCTGGCTTACCACCCTTGAATAAATCTTTGTCCACATCAATGGCGCGTACCCAGCCCTGCTCATCTGGATTATGATCAGACTTGCGAGCAGCGTGTCGGGTATCACCGATCCAACCATCCGATGTGCGGTCACGATCTGGGAACGAGTCATCTATCTGCTCTCGTAACTGAATCGCTGCGTGACTTAACTTAGGTTTCATCCAAGTAAAAGGGTTGCTTCTTCTGCTGTAATGCCAAGACGCTCTAGAAGTGCAACCTTCTCTGTTGCTTTCTTAGTTTCTTCTGCAATCCTTGCTGCTGCTTCCGCTTTATCTTTCTCGTACTGCTTTAACTCAGCTTCATTCATAGGACGATCGATAAATGTGTTATCTGAGTTATAGATACGGACTGTAGGTATTTTGCTCATTAGTTTACTCCGTAAATGTAGGCTGTTCCAGCTGCAAGATCGTTTGTCGGTGCTAAGAATGTCAAAGATGTAATATCAGCAGAATTGTTATAAATGCCACCTGATTGCATAAAGCGGATGTCTGAGCCAGCAGAAAGGGTGCTGTAAAGCTCAGAGGAAATGTACACTTCACTTGTATCATTAATGCGATTGATCTCGATTGTTCCATAACCGCGTTGCCCTGCTCCCGATAGAGCACCAAGAGTACCTAATCCAAAACTTGATCCATTTGTGGTGATTCCACCCGATAAAGATCCAGCTGCACACAAAACAGCTTGACGGCAATAATTGCTTCCGCTGTCACCATTCAAGCGTAATTGAAAATCGCTGTTGGGATTGGCTAGATAAATGTAAGAAAGTACAACAAAATAACTCTTGTAATTCGTTGCGGTAAAAGTTGATGAAGTAACGCTTGCACCTGAAAGACCCAAAGATTGCAATAATGTCAATCCGCCACCTGCTGCAGCAGCAGCCCATTTCAACCCTGTTGCTGTACTTGAATCGGCTGTAAGGACTGTGTCATTCGCGCCCACTGCAAGACGGCTGGCTGTGTCTGCGGCTGTACCTGCGATCAAATCACCCTTAGCATCAATAATAGTTTTCGCAACCATCGTTGCCATCGTCGTGTCAATCGCATTTCCTAGTGTGCGAATGGCTAGTGCACCATTTTTTACCAGATCTGTGTTATCAGGTTCTGGCCATGAATAGATAGGACTTGTTGCCATTTAAGATAGTACTCCTGTCGCGTTGTTCCAGATAAGTGTAGCATTTGTAGTTGCCCATGTTATTGTGCTAGGCAAAATTGTGTCCCATTGTGTCGTAGAGAGTGAGAACTCTGTAGCTGAGATGTAAAGAGTTAGATCGACATAAGTAGGGGTAGCTCTTAGTGCTACATTCTCCACAAAGCCATCGAATGTGCCACCAAGTAAGTTGCTTGGCAGATTGCTGATAAGCATAGGCTGACCGAAATAGACCCCGATAAGACTGTCAAGCATTGCACTTGGCATGTCGGGATTATCTAGGCGAAAAGTAATGGCTCCCAGTGAGCCTTTAGGTACACGCCTTAAATTAAGCTCTCTATTGGCGATGTCAGTTATGTCCGCAAGGTTCTTGATGTTAGAGTCAAAAGAACGCTCAAAAAGTCCATAAGCGGCTATAGAGTCCGTGTTAGAGGTACTGTAAGTGCTGCCGTACCCTGTTGCGTAGCGATAGATAAGGCTGTTACGGATGCGAGCAGTCTGAGTTGTTGAAGTGATAGAGCTTGGTGTTGCATACGCGCCATCAAGGAAAGTGTAGCCATTTGTTGAGAGAGTGTTAGATCTGTGATCTGCATCTGCATAGGAAACATCTCCATCTTTTTCCTCAAAGAGCTGACCCAGTGCGCTGTTAGCAATCTGATCTGCAAGGGTCTGAGATTTAGCAGAAGCATTAGCTGCTAGAGCAATCATTGTATAGAAACCTGAGTCCACTTCACCGATAAAAGTTTCTGCTTCATTCCATGTTGTCGCGGCTGGATAAGTTGCCCATGTAACAGTCGGTGTTACTTGATCCCAGTTAAGGCTCAATGTTGAACCTAAGATTTCTGAGATTTGTGCTCCATCTAATCCTTCTGCCAGAGCTGTGTTATAAACAGCCTTTGTAAGTTTGGCAAGTGAGCCAATGCCCAAGATCGTTCCAGTAGTAACAAAGCCTGTTTCTTCTGGACTTCGCACACCAATGTTAAAGTCTGAAACCTCGCCACCGAATACTGTGACATAAGTGCCAGATGAATTTTTAAGCTCTAAAGTGACTGGTTCTGTAACATTGATGGTAAAAGGTGAATTGTCTGCATTGACTATTGTTACTTGACAATAACCTGCTGTGGCTTGTCGATCAATGTCTAAACGACCAGATGCAAAAGAAACAGAGGTTACAGTCGTATAGACATCATCACCTACTGTAACCCGCCATTCTGGAAGCCATGTCATCGATCAAAAGCGCCAATCGTTGTCAATGTCCCACGCTGTTGTGCCTCACGCAATACTTGATCTACAGCCTCAGCAATTGCGTTAGGATCACCTAAACCTGACTGAATAGAAATGTTGTATGTAGCAGATTCTTTTTGGCGGAAAGACTGTAATGCGCCTGAGTTATCGTAGTTAGCGCTAGTTTGTAAAGCAGCAGTCTTAGCAGCTGTGTCCATGTCTAGGAGATCTGCAAAAGCATTGGCTCGAGCAGTTGCTGCATCTGCGTATTCTAAGATCGCCTCGATAGAACCGCCTGCAGTTGAGATAGGCGCAATGTAATCTCCAGAAGGAATCCCTGAACCCATTGACCCGCTTGTCGGTACTTTTGCCTTGCTTGCTGTATTAGCTTGAGCAAGTAAGTCAAGCATCTCGCGGATCTTGCGCAAAGCCTCATCTAGGTTGTCTTGGTTAATGAGGTCTGCTGGCTCAAGACCTTCTAAAATTGATTGGATATCTTGCAGTTTATAATCTTGCTTAGTGAGCGCACCAAGAATCTTTAGATCTTCATTTAACTTGTTTTGTGCAGCAATAATTGCTTTTTCATCTTTCGCTGCAATAGCATCTTCCAATGCAATAATATCTCGTTTGACATTGAGGCGAGCAGTATCGTTTGCAATTTGTAATCTTTGTGTGTCGGTCGTGGACTTTGCTAATAACTCTGCTTGGTTTTGAAGAGCTGCTGCATTTTGGATCTTGTCCATGTCAAAGACTTCTTCACCCTTATTCAGAGCAATCTTAGCTTTGTCAATAAGTAAGCCTATTCTTTTATCCTTAGCAATT